CGTCAGCCCCACGGTCATGTTGGCGTTTGCCGTGTCGCCTACGAGGAGCATACCAGCGTCGGTGAGGCGCATCTTTTCGGACCACGTAATTGCGGTGTCGGCTGTACCTGATGCTGCGGTTTGCCAGTAGAAATTGCCCGCGTTCTGGTACTGCATGGCAGGCACAATAGAACTTGCCTTGCGGTAGTATGCGCCAGATGATCGGTAGACATTTGATAAAATACCTATCAACTCACCGCTTTTCTCGCCCATGACGGCAGAGCCGCCAAACTCAATCGCCCCAAAGTTGCCATCCCAACTCTCCACATCCGTAGTGCCGATGCCGAGGGCGTAAGCGTCAGAGGCTACGCGGAAGCGTTCGGTGGCGCTGGTGGCGAATGTTATCGCAGTTGACTCTTGGTTATTTATGGAGCCATTTTCATTGCTGTCGATGCCAATCAGAAATCCATCGCCGCCCGTTACTCCTGTCGTTGCGTTAGTGAACTGAAGGTTTACAAAGCCAGTAGACCCGTTGTGTATATTTTGCGCTATTCCGTTCGATCCGATTTGAACCCGCAATGCTTCCTGCCCATGACTCGTCGCGCTCGTAGTGCCTATGCGGAGGTCGCCTGATGCCGAGAGAACCATTGTCTCAACCATGTCGGCGGATGACGCTCCCGATGGGTGGGTGAAGAAGGCAAGACCTATCTCATTATTGTCTGATCCAGTTTGCTTGCCAGCAATTCCAGCATGCCTTCCAGTACCGCCAACGGTATCTGAAAAAACGATAGATCCGCTGTAGTTTCCGTTGCCATTGCCCTCAGAGGTGTCTGATAAGAAAAGCGTATCTTGCCCGCTGTCTGCAGTAACTAAGTCAAATGCTGTATTTGATGTTATGTGCGCCCGCCCCGACGAAAGGGTGAGGTCGCCTGCAAACGTGGCGTTCTGGCTACTGTCAAGGGTGAGGGCGGTGGTGCCTGCGGTTTGGAATGTCAGGCTGTGGGAGGTTGTCGTCGCAAGCGTTATTCCACTATTAAGGTACATCGCCCCGGCAACGGACGAATCTGATGACACCATCCATACAGACCCGCCTTGGGTTGTATTTGCCCCCGTCATTTTGAAAGTGGCGTAATTTCCACCCCATGAGCCAGTAGATCCGCCAAGACTCATTTGTGTGTTTAGACCGGAAACGCTGAATCCAGAACCTCCCGTCTGCGTGATTGCCCCCGACACATCCAGCGTCCCGGTGATGGAGGTGTTGCCCGTTACCTCTACTGAACTTGAGTCAGTTAACTCAATGCTTGCCGATTCACCACCACCGCTATCAGATGCAAGAAAAAGGTGCCTTGTAGCATATAGCGACAGGCTTTCATCATTTGAGTAGTGAACCGACAAAAACCCTTGCTGAACGCCGCTACGCTGAAACGCTATAAGCGAACCATTTCCTGTTCGGTTTACAAATAATTGGGTGCCAGAATCTGTACCGCCCACAGTAGTAGCACCTGCTGAAAGGGTGCCTGCAAACGTGGCGTTCTGTGTGCTTGAAAGCCTTAGCGCCTCAACGTCTCCACCAGAAACAATTACAGTATCTCCGCCAGCACCCGTAGTGGACGATGGGTACACACGCAATCCGCCACGGACTCCTGCACCAACACCAGAACCATCTGCGGAATAAACCACAAAAGATCCAAATGGTACTGATGTTGAGTGGCTTGCATCATTTTGATTAGACCGCGCTGTAATAGTTGCCCCGTCAACAGCCGTTGCTACCGTCAGCCCTGCAAACGTGGGCGAAGATGTGGTGAGAAGGTTCTGGTCAATACCTGCTACATACGCATTGGCAATAGCCGTACCCTGCCACACGCCCGTACCAATAGTGCCAAGCGTCGTGATGTTTGCAGATCCAGCCCATGTAGAAAGAGCCGTGTTCTCTACGTTGCCCAGCCCGACATCAGACTTCGTAACGCTGTGCGGGTTGCCGCTCGTAACTTGACTGTGAGTATACGCCGTGTTCCAGTTGGCAGCCGTGGCAATGTTACCATCAGGCAACGCACCCGTTACATCCGTTGTCAGGTCCACCGAACCAAGCGTCAGTTCCTGACCGCTGATCGTGATGTAATCCAGCCCAGCGGCAATCGTTACGTCCGTCGAGTTGTCCGTACCGGCAGCGTCAACGCCAAGCGTAGCGCGAGCCGTGGCAGCGTTGGAATCATCGATGAGGGTACGAGCAAAGGAGGTCAGCGTAGCCGTTTCCCAGTTAGCGCCGCCGCCCTTGTAGATGATCTTATTCGCAGATGGATCGAGCGAAGCAATCGAATCAAGGTCCGCATCCCACGCCTGCACGTTGGTACCGATCGTCAAGCCGAGGTTGTCGCGTGCATCGGACGCCGTAGAAGCCCCTGTGCCGCCGTGTGCGACCGCCAAATCCGTTCCGAGGGTTAGACTACCCAAAGCAGCAGCCGCCGCCTGTGCGTCCGTAGAGCCAAGAATAACGGCGAGGGTAGCGCGACCTTCCGTGGTGCCGTCGGTCCAGTATGCGTAGTACCCGCCCGAAAGATCGGCGAGTGGGTTCTTGTTGGGTAGAGTAGCCATTGATCCCCGTAGAGTTATCGTTGCTCAATCAAACCGTTTTCGTTAGCGTATGTTGCGGGCTGGGTGGATGCGATCACCAGATACGTGAGGCGTGTCTCGGCAATTATGAAATTGGTTAGCGGATTTTCTTAGCCACAAGATAGCCCGTATTAATGGCTGATCCCCCGCCCGTTGACAGTTTGACCTCTATGCTTCCCGTGTCGGCAAACTCCATCATGCCATGCACGACGAAAAAACTCGTCAATTCCCCGCTCCCACCGCTGTTGCTTACAATCCAAAGTTCGCCGCTACTTAAAAAAGTACCCTCCCCTGTGCCGCCAGCGATGTATTCCGTATGCCTGTGGACCGATAAATTAGCCGATGCCTCTGCCGCCGATAAACACGTTACACGTATTCCGTAATTCTGAAGCGTTGATGTATTGTTTCCTGACAGGCGCATGGAAACCCAATACAAACCCGGCTCGACGGCAAGGTCAAGACGTAAAAGGTCGTTCTGGTTGAAGCCAATGCCAAGAACCCCGCCGAAGGAGACGCGCTTGTTTTCAATCTCAACACCGCTTCCCACATCCAACTCGTAACTCGGGCTAATAGCCGTTATGCTTCCGCTATTGGTTTCAACCCACCCCAGAAAAAGGTCCGTGGCATCCGTGGGCGTGTTCGATGCATTAGCGTATATCGTGCCGTCAGCCTGAAGCCAGATCCTGTTTGCGTTTCCAAAGTTTAGGTTGTCTGTCAGCGTCAGCGTCGTTGTCGTGCTGACATTAACATAATAGCCGCCCACGTATGCGGTGCCTGCTGCAACGTCGAGATCAAGACCGCTGTTGATAGATAAATCCCACCCGGTCTGCCGCCACGAACGGATGCCCGAAGCGGCAATGTTGGCACCGGTCCAGTTGGCTTCGGTGATCGGTTTGTCTGTCGTATCGGGAAAGCGTGTAGTAGCCATCAGGTGATCCGCTCTATGAACATCATGCTACCGGTTTCAAGCGTTGTTGCGGTTGCGAACGAGGCGTTTTGCGCCCATTGTAATTTGACGGTCCCAGCATCGGCAAGACCAAACATCACTTCGATGATAACGGGCGCCCCAGCGTATGCCGCCGTTTGTCCCGCCGTAGTTCCGAATCCGGTTGTCCAATTCGTGACGGCGCCAGCACTTAAAAAAACAGACCCCTCAAGCACGCTGTTCGTGGCGGTGGTGGCAAGCGCAACCTTAATACCGCCCGATGCGTTTGCCGTGACTTCGAGCGCAAGCGTAGCGCGATATAAACCGGGCTCAAGGGCAACGGTTAGATCATCGTCATCCTGAAGCGTAGTCGATGACGTAACCGACTCTGCCGATTCCTTCCGTATGTATATATACGGTCCGGTCGTGACGTTCACTTCTCGCGTGATGGACGATATTGAACCGCTTGCAGTCACAATAACCGCGAGCAACAAGGCGCTACCGGGATTAGTACCCGTCGTGTTATCGGTTAGCGTTCCATCTGGCTCAAGCCAAAGATAGTTGGTATCGTCATCTGCCAAAGAAACGCTCTGCGTTGAATCGGACTCTATCAGGTATCCATCCACCAGCGCCTTTCCTGCGGCGACATCTACATCCAAGCCGCCGCCATCTGTGACGTCGAACCCCTCGGTTGTCCACGATCCACCGGCAGAGATAGCCTTGTTGAGGCTATTCCACGTGGCTTCCGTGACCGCATCCGATGTCTCTGGAAATACTGTTGTTGCCATTATGCGTCAGCGAGTGTGAGGGTCCATGTTATAGTGAGAGATACCGTTGCCGTCTTTGCGACGGTAGACGATAAAACAGAGCGGCAGAACATATTGCCCGACGTAGAGGCATCGAACAGACCAACCTCGGCGATGGTGTTGCCGTTAGCCTCGCTCTTGCTGAAAAACACCTTCCACGTTACAACGCCTGCCGTGGCGGAATCCGAGGCAAGCACGTTGCGGTCAACCTCGGCAACCAGCGCCGTGTCGGTAACGTCAGCCGCCGTGGTCCCGGTGCCGATGCCGATGTGCGATGGGAAAGCCGTTATATCCTGCGCCAGCAGGCTGGCAAACCTATTCCGCCCAACGTTGGTGACAACATTTGGTTGACTGATTGTCTCGGTTCGCCCATCTTCGTGATGGACTTCAACCGTTACGTGTCCTTTTAATTTCATGCTATCCAACATCGACAAGCCCCACGATGGATGATGTACCTACATTAAAACCAGAAGCAGTAGCCGTTGAGGTCGTGGCAGCATCAGCAAGGGTCAGGTCATCCGACAGCCGCTCCAACTGGTTCAGAACCTCGTTCTCTCTTACGACGAACTTCCTGTCTTGT